CTCATTTGTTAAAATGGAAATTGGACATTTATAAATGTCCATTTTCGGAAAATCCATTTGAGAATTGAAAAAAAAAAAAATTAAATTTTTTAAAGAAACAATCATATATTTAAAACATATTATTCAATATATTAATATTATCACACATATAATCGTTTAAGATTGAACATAAATAATATAGAATTTTATTTATAGTCATATAGTAATGGTGGAAGGATTTGACATGGACCTATTGATGAAATCTCTAGAACGTGACGAAAATGATTGTCTAATGAATTTAGATTCATCAAAAATACAGCAAATAACCAATGATATGCTTCAGAAATTAAGATTACCTAGAGAGAAATTGAAGAAAATGAACAAAACACTAAAACAATATAGATTTGTCGATGAGATTCCAGATATTAAATATGGCGCATATGTAAGATGGATAAATCTCAACTCGACAGAACTAAAATTAACTAATGGAGGAATTATTTGTGATATTAAAATAGTAAATGACGATGTGATGATTGTCTGTAGAAATACAATGGGTCGTTTTTTTCAGTTCAAATTAAATGAATGTTTAGCTTTTCAAAAGATAACAGACCAGGAAAAGGTGCTTCTCTCGGCATTAGACTATTTAAAAACATAGACTACCGTTTTTTAACAGGTCGTTTCTTACGCGTCGCCCGTTTTTTATACCTTGCTAAATTTTTATTAGTGCCCTTCATAGGTATAAATCTGGCACGTTTTTTACAACGAAATCCAAAACTTTTAACATTCTTATTATGTAATACACTTTTTTTACAAACAGCAATCGCGTTTTGCTCTTTTTTTAAAAGAGGTGTTATTTTTTTGATACATTTACAGAGTTTGTTTGCCAATATGTCTTCTGCCAATATTTTTATCTCAGATTTCCCCATATTCACAATATTTAATTTATAAAATTTCATAATATTTAAATAATCTGTGTGTGATAAAGACATCACTACTATATATATAATTTTATATAAATTATTGTATATATATATTATATATTCTACCCATAATGTCAACGAATAACATTGTCGTATTTGACCTCGATGAAACATTGGGGAATTTTACACAATTAAGTATATTCTGGGAAGCATTAAATAAATACCACAATACAACTCTATCAGAAGACTATTTTTTTAAATTATTAGATACGTTTCCAGAATTTCTACGTCCTAATATTTATAATATATTGAAATATCTACTCAAACAAAAACGCAATAACAAATGCGATAATATTATGATATATACTAATAATCAGGGAAATAAAAAGTGGGTCACTATGATCACAAGGTATTTTGATATGAAATTAAAACAACAAACATTTGACAAAATAATATCCGCATTTAAGGTAAGAGGTAAACAGATTGAGCTATGTAGAACAACACATGACAAAAGTGTTAGTGATTTATTTCGTTGTACCAAAATACCCGAAAATACACAGATATGTTTCATTGACGACCAACTTCATCCACTAATGAAACACGATAACGTATACTATATAAATGTTAAACCATATAATTATTCAATAGACTTTGAAAAGATGACAGATACCTATTATACACACAATATTAAAACCGGAGACAAGAAAGAATTTATTAAGTTTATGACTACACATATGAATAAAAGTGGATATTTATCTGAACCAATAAACATAGATGAACATAATGTAGATAAAATAATAAGCAAACAATTATTAATTCATCTCAGAGATTTTTTCAAGTCGAAGAACAAAACTAAACGTGTAAAACGCAATAGGAAAAACAGAACAGTAAAACTATGATATTCACACGTTTGCAGGTAAAGGAATCATCGCATATCTCGATACAACGTCAATAATCGACGTTGATAGTAGCAAGAATACTCCCGCTGTAAACGCAATATTTCTATCAAAACGAATATCCTCTTTTGATATTTTGTGGTTATTTGTAAATGGATTAAACCTAATTATAAGAAAGATACAAACATAATATCTCAGTAGAGACCGTAATTTTATAATATATGACGGTGTTATATGATAAATACCACTAAGAGATAACGCAAATAAAAAATATGATATATATAGAGTTACAATAAAAACCCTCTGATACATTTTTTTCCCCATATGATATTAATAATATATTATTTTTATAATATTAATATCTCCTAGTAAATTCAAAATGTTTATAACAACACCCATAACAAGAACACATAAAACACATACCAAATGCACCCGGAATAAATATAAATATTGCTTTTGCTACATCAATATTATCAAAATAATGCCTATGCGTAATAGCGATAATGAACGCACCTAATTGCCATGTAATCCCCAATAATATTGATATTTTAATAATTCTGTTAACTATTTCATATAATTTGTTCAGACATGAGTATTCTTTAACATAATTTGATTTATCATTATCATCGACAACCACAACTAAAGATGCTTTATACCAATTTTCTTGACGACACAGAGGACAATTCGCCAATAATCCATTCTCTAACATTGAAACAGAGCAGTTTGAACATACTTTACCGTCATTACATAAAGTGCATGAAATATACGCGAGGTCAGTGTTTATATCCTCAATACATACACAACATCTTAAACCCTCTTTTTCTGATTCATTAGTAGATAGAACTGGTGTATTCGTCATTGTTGTTATTATATTTCAATATATCATATCAAATTCAATTTAAAACATTATTATATATATCCAACGTTCTAGCACTACAATCGTCAGTATCGACATATTTCGGCATCCAAAAATACGGTATACATTTTTCAGTATTAGGATACAATTCCTCATATATCTTTCGATAATACATTTGTTCCTTTGTTTTGGGCGTGTTATGAACCCATTTCGTATTGAATGTAATATCCATAGACGCTACCTTCGAACGAATAATTTCAAACCATGAACCGGAATCTCCCGAGACACCATCACTGAACGCCTCTTTTGTTCTCCATAATATATCGTGGGGTAATAATTCAGGATATACATGTAATACAGACTCCCTTAGCAACTGTTTTTCGCAGATATTATTTGATATATTAGATGAAAGAGGATTTCGCAGATTAATTGGTAGACTGAGGTAATAATTAACAAACGTTCTGTCTAAAAATGGAGTTCTTGGTTCTAATCCATGTCGGGATATACACCTATCTGATCTAAGAATGTCAAACGTGTGTATATTCTCTAGAAGATTTCGACACTCACAATCCAATTCTATAGAGGACGGTGCTTTCAAACAATATAAGTAACCACCCGTTAGTTCGTCGCTACCATCACCATTAAACACCACCTTCGCATCTGTTTCTTTTGATATATATTTACCAATAAGGTAGTTTCCAACACTCGCCCTCACTGTCGTTGTGTCGTAGCTTTCGATGTTTTCAATAACCTCGGGTATGGCATCAAATAGCTCATCTGCAGTCATTACAATTTCTGTATGCGTCGTGTCTAAATATTCTGCAACCTGTTTAGCCTTTTTCAAATCCTGCGACCCCTCCATCCCAATACTGAATGTTCTCAATTCACCATTATAGTGTTTTTTTACGAGTGCGGTTATTATGCTACTGTCTAATCCACCAGACAATAAACAAACAATAGGTCTTTCACACGTTCCTACAACACGTTTTATAACTGCCTGTTCAAGATGAAATATAATATTTTTGAATATACTATTCAAATCGTTATGATAATTAAAGTTAATCATCGTCGCTGGGAAGTTGGTGGATATATAACGCTTATTTTGGAGGATAGGTTTCCATTCCGCATTAACCTTAAAATCAATAGTATATTCTGAATATGTTCCAGGTGAGAATGGTTTTATAGAATATGGTCTCATAACTGAGTAATTACACTTAGATATATTATTAAGCTCTGTATATGAGTTATTCCATACCAATGGAACTTTACCATTTATAAAAGGATGTAGCGCCTTCATTTCTGACGCAAAACCCACAATATTTTCACGAGTTATATTTGTATCGTTATTATGGTTTACAAACGTATCGTTAACATTATCCCTCTCGAAAACAAATAGGGGTCTAACGCCAAATGGATCTCTTGCTACAAAGACTTTAGGGTCGTCAATGACGCTCCGATTATCAAACAAGATAAATGAGAATACGCCATCCAGCATGCGAAGAGTCTGCTGTATTCCAAAACGAATATATAGGTGTATAATAATCTCGCAATCAGACTCTGTTTCTGTGACAAAGTCATAGCTGGAATAAAGCTCTGAATATAATGACCTATAATTATATATTTCTCCATTACAAATCATTGTGACACCACAAATAGTCATCGGTTGACTTGAATCATTATTCAGTCCATTGATTGCTAGTCGCTTAAATCCAAGGTATAATTTGTCGCTATAATAAATCTCTTTCGAATCCTCGGGCCCTCTAGCATTTAATTTGTCAAATGCATCTTTTATAAGTGTTTTTTTAAAAGTTGTCTTATTGTTTAAGAGGGCCAAAATTCCACACATTTATTTTATATAGTGTTATCTTTTTATATATATAAATAAATCTCTAATGATATTATATTATGCAAAAACATCCAGTATATATCAAACATATAGAACGCGTTGAAGATTTAAATAGTCGTATATTCAGTCGTAATATTCCGTCTGGAGAGATCCAGCCATGTATTAACACCCGTCCCGTCCCCACTAAATATTCTGTAATGCCCATTATGGATATGAGGAAAGAGTCATCTGTTGAGTTGAAAAAAACACAACCACATAATGTTAGCGAAACATTCAATCCTGGTTCTGCGAAGGGTCCTTGGAGTGGGTTTTCATCAAATATTAACAATGAATCTGTTTTACGGAACCAGTTTTTTGCAATACAAAAATGCGATAAATCTGTATATGTTCCCTCGTCGTCTAGTGACATGTATGAAGTAACTGTCGGGGGGAGAAACGAAGTTCAACCGTTCGCAGAATTATTTAGAAAGCCTGATTTAGGGTCATTTAATCCAAATATATACAATGTCGGTAATAATTTTTTCGCAAATAACACAAGACAGCAATTGAAAGATGTTTAAATAATTATATTATTTTAAATGTAATTATTTAATGGAGACGGTAAATAAGGATATTCTTAAATATTTTTCAAATCCATCTTATCAGACAATTAAGAGTTCAGACATCGCAGAGATTAATCAAGACGACAAAAAGTTTTACAGAAAGCGTGTATTAGCTATGGGAAAAGATATATATGCTGGTAATCATTACAATGATATTCTTAACGAGTCATTTGACAATTTTATTTATTTAGCAATTAACCATTGTCAAATGATTGATAAGCGGGATTTGTTACAGGAAGATTACCCAAATGTCGATGTCAAAAAGGGAAATACCGAAACATTGAATGATTTTGACATGGACAATACAAACAACGATGTTATGAGACATAATAAACCAAGGGGCAAGACACTCGATGGATTCGTAACGATAACAAGTACAACCACTGAGAATAAATTCATACCCATTCACCGTAAAGTTAATTTAAAACAGGATAAGTTAAAAACTAAGGGTATTAAATCGAAGGGTATTAAATCGAAGGGTATTAAAACTAATGAAAAAGATAAAAATGTATGATTAATTTATTATGGACAATCAACGACGCAATCATAGAACTTACAAACGCGAATTAAAGAAACACGGTAAGAACAAAGATAAGCGCCACCATAATAGAATGACAAAAAAACTCACAAAAGTAACGTGTAGTCCGTCTAGTAAAAATAAAAACAATTATACGTGTTATAACGATAAATCGCTACACAAATTGAAAGGTCTATGGAACAAGAGACATCCAGATGATAAAATATTGTCTGGTAACGAGCGTGATATATGGAGTAATTTAAAAGATAAAATGAGCGACGCGTGTAATAATGAACAGTGTTGGTTAAAACAAAAATTTGTAGAGCACGAGTTAACACCTGAATTGACTACTTACACGTTTGCACCAAAAGCTCCCAAGAAATGGATTAAAAATCCACGCGAATGGCTGAACAGTAGTGATATTACAAATGTAATGAAACAATACGAAAACGAATTCAGTGAGTTTGAGTTTATTGGACCATCACCCATAGACTTTGACGACAAGGATAGCGATTCTTGTGTATGGCCAGATATTTGTAATTTCAAATTAAGTGATAAGATTCGCGATAATAAGAAGAAAATCGGTTTTATATTTAATCTGGATCCGCATTATAAGGGTGGTTCACATTGGTTTTCTATTTTTTTGGACATTAAAAACAACTTCTTATTATTTTTCAATAGTACAGGCGATGGTCCGGGTAAGGAAACAACTATTTTAATGGATAGAATTATAAAACAGTCTACCGATATGGGAATCAAATTAAAGAAATTAATTAATAAAAAGTCTCACCAGCGCGAGAATACTGAATGTGGAATATATTGTCTTTATTGTATTAGCGAGTTAGTGACGGAGAATAAAAAGCCCGACCACTTTCTACATACGAGGATTAGTGATAAAGAAATGGAGGAATTGAGATATAATTTCTTTAGCAAACCGAACAATGATAAAGATGATGATAAACATGATGATAAAGATGATGATAAAGATGATGATAAAGATGATAAAGATGAT